TGAGCTAACATTCGGTGAACAATAAAATAGGGATTAGGTACTTCAGTAACGTCTGTGCCCGTAGTAAAGAGGGTTGGGTATTTGTAGTAGTCGTAATCAAAATTTAACCCGTTGAGATTAGCAGTAGGGGCGGGGTTGAGGTGCATAACGTACCCGTCCTTAGGGTTGCCATCAAAGTAGGCGTAGGTTGAGCTGTCGCCTTTAAACTGTTTTTCATGGGGTTCAATGATTGGGTAGGTTTGTACAGTTTTTCCATTGGCGTCTAAAACCCTTACTGAGCCACCAGCTTCTCTAAAGGCTGTCGGCGCGGTGTAAGTAGTGTCCCCCGTAGTAATGGTCTTAACTAAAACTGGAGAGACCTGAGTGGTCCCTTGTAGAGTAGTGAAGAGTTCTTTCCAATAAGTCGAGTCAAAGTTAGCCCAGCGAGTAATCGCTTCGTTAGCTAGCCTCATACCTACGGTGTATTCGTCGTCAGTCGAAGCAGGAACGTCGGCGTCACCCCTATACAAACTGTAGAAGGCAGTGTAGATTTCGCTGAATGTCATGTTTGCCATTGTTTTTGTTTCCTATTTTTATATTCTTATTGTACCTAAACTAAACTTTTTTTGATACCAACCTTAGGTTTGCCTGTTGATACAGGTTTAACCGAGCCTTTAAGCTTGCCGGGGTCTTTGGTTTTAACGGTAGGTTTTGCGACTGTTCCCTTAACAGAGACTTTTGACCTACCAGCATAACCTGAAGCTGCTCTACCACCTCCTCCTCCACCACTTCCAGAGCCAAAACCACTAGAAGTAGTCGTTTCATCCTCAATAGGAGCTAGTCCCATAGCGACACGTTCTTTATTCTCCCAAGCGTCCACCTGAGCCCACTGAGCGGTCATTTGCTGCCAAAGACCAGGGTTAGCTTTTATCCAGTTACTTCTAGCTCCTGTGCCCTTAGGTAAAGAAGAGTAAGCATCCATAGCTGACTGAAGTTGTTTTGGTGTCTCTGGGTACGGATTGGTGCTTTTAGGCATTGACTTGCCTGTTTTAGCCATCTCTGATTTGAGGCTGTCGTAGTACTTACTCCGAGCGTTTTGATAGTCCTGATACCACGGCTCTTTATATAGATTAGATAGTTCGGGGTCTTTAGAGCCAGGAGGTAGGGTGGCTTTTAGAAGCACCTTAGTAAGAAGTGGGTTAGGTAGGTCAAACATCGGATTACCCGGCTTGCCTCTCTCACGTTGCATTTGGTCTAGTTTCCTGTCAGCTTCTAGGGTCCCGGGATTGTTTAGATAGGCTCCAGCTCGAGTGTAGGCAGTGATACGTTTGTTCTCATCAAATATATCTTCTCCTAAGAAATTGGTCTTAGAAGGATGTAAGGAGTTAAAGGCTGCTAGTTCGTTCTTATTTAAGCCCTGTGTAACGGCTTTTACATCTTCGTAGTAGAGGCGTCCTGGAGATTTGTTTTCATCTAGTAGTTTACCACTAGCTTCAAACAGACGTCGACTGAAGTCATCTCTAATAGACCGGCCACCTATTTGTTCTTGAGGGATTTTACCCTGATTAGCCAATACGTTGTCTGAGGCGTTGATTGTGTAACGACCCAGTGAACCCGTAACATCGGTGATGGCTCTTTCTACCTGTATTGGAGATACTCCTAATTGTCTAGCGATGATTCGGGCTGTTCCTGAAGTACTCTCAAATGCCCTCTTAGTCGGGTCGTCTGTCTCTTCACTCATAAAGTCAGGGACAATCTTGTTACCAGTGTAGAGGTCTTGGTTCATACCTAGTTGTATCCACGGCTTAGCCGCTTGTGGGATGAATCCACCCAGTAGTTTTTTGCTATCAGTTATATCTACAGGACCGCTTAAACCACCGAGCATGTCTTTAAACATTCCAGCTACGTCTTCTACTGACTCGCCTTTCATAAAGGCTTCAGACATGTCCCTCACAGGGTCGGTAAGTTCTCGATAACCCTGAGGTTTAGGTATCTTGTAAATGCCTTCCCAGCTACCGTCTTCATTTTGCTTAGGATTGGGCCCTACGATGATAAAGTTGTCTTCTTTTTCAAACTCGTTAATAGAATCATACGCAGCTCTACGGTCTGGGTCACTGAGGTTGTAGGCGGTCAAGACAACCGATGGTGCTGCAATATACCCTACAGATTTCATAGTAGTACTTAGAGGGCGGTCTCTGAAGGAGCGAGCGACGTTTCTTGACCCTTGTACACCAGCGTTGAAGTAAGGAATAAACAGGTTCACAGCACGAGTAAAAGAAGAGCCTCGCTGAAAGTCTACTGAGTTCTGTCGAGCTGCTAGAACGGCTGCTTTAATAGCCTCTTGTTCGTTTCCTGTGGCTTTTAGAGTCTTCTCGTAGATGCCTTTAAAGTTCTGGAAACGGGTAGCTTTTTCTGTGACTGAGTTTAAATCTTCTAAGGTTCTAATCGGCTGAGTGACCATATTCCCAACCTTACCAGCTTCACCCCGACGTATCTCTCTTAGAAGGCGTTTAGTATTCTGGGCGTTTCTTAGTTCGTCAAAGATGGTCTGGTCGCCTGAGAACTCTTCAAACTTCTTCCATAGAGGGTGTTGTGATTCACCAGCGAAGTCTCGAGCAGCAGAAGCTAACCCTTGGATGATGTTTTTAGGGTTGTGGGTGTCGATAATGCTTTTACTGTAAAGTCCTGATGAGGCTTGGTCTCTGAGATAGTTAGTTACGGTAAACGGTGCAGATAAGGCAGTTGTACCAGCCCTGAATAAACGAGTAGGAGCAGATATAACCCGGGCAATCACCCCTAATTGGTAAGGACTGACGTTATCTATTACTTTCTTAATATCTCCAGGTACTTCGTAGACTTCTCGCTTACCTTCTACGATTCGTGAGATGGTGTTTTTGTTCTTAGTATCAGAGACTTTTCTAGCTAGTCCAGCTTCTTCTAGGACGTCAATCGTATTGGTAGCGGCTTTGTTTCGTTGGATTTCTAACTGGAGTTGCTGAGTTCGTTTGGCGGCTGAGGCTGTAGGTGACAGTACTTCTCTCTGTGAACCTGTTCGCTTCTGCCCTGCTGTCGTAGTGCCGATACTTCGAGAGCGTGAGCCACCGAAATTGGTGTTAACTAGGTCTTCCATGTCTCTCTGTATACGAACGTAATCATCTGACGCTTGGTAGGCTTGGAGCTGTTCTTTGGTGATTAACCCACCATCATACATATCTTGAGCTTGTTTCTTATAGAAGTTGTTCATGTAGGCAAAACGTTCACCGAACTTAGCGTCACCGGCCTGTACTATTGCGGCGTTCTGTTCTGGGGTTCTTGAAGTAGGCATACCGTCGTAGTTTTTAAGCTCTGCTCGAGCTGCCATGTAAGTATCGAACTCATCTAGGTCCTGTTTGCTGAGTCCTCTAAGGGCGCCGCTGAGGTCTTCAGAGTTCTTAAGTTTTGCGTTAGCTATAGAAGAGCTAGCTCTGACGTTACCTGAGTCAAACATCCACTGGTCTACTAGTCCTTCTCGGCCTGATTCCTTTTCTATCTTCTTTAGGAGAGTAATCATCTGAGCGTCATCATCTACTAGAGAGCCCGCTTCGTTGCGGATTTTAGTCAGAAGGTTTTTGTTACCGAAGGGGTCGTTAGGGTCAATTGAAGAGGTTTTTACAGGAACTTCTGGTTGTTTTAGTTCAACTCCATTTTTAGCTGCTATGCGTTCTGTAGCTGTTGTACCGCCTTGGTAGCCACCGGCTTCGTCTTGCAGAAGTTTAGAGTTTTTAATCTTACTCAACATCGATTGTCTTGCAGCACCTTGTACTGGTCTAGGGGAGCTGTTGTCAACTATCTTCAATGGTTGAGGATTATTATCAACTATCTTAAGTCCTACTTTAGGCTTAGCGAGAGGGTTGTTAGCTAAAGGAACGCCAGCTTTTATCTTTAAAGGCTGTTTAGGAGCTTCTACAGGGACACCTTCGTTTATGACGAATTGCTTAGGTTTCTCTAATTTGCTTCCAACTTTTTGAGCCAGTTTCCCTGCTCCTGCTAAAGCCCCACCGAAAGCTACTGAAGTACCCAAATCTGTAGCTACACTCCCAGGGCTTACGTCTTGACCGGTAGCTGTACGGTAGCCTGAATTTTGTAAAGTACTGGTTCCTACATTGGCGATAGTAGAAGGCTTAGTTAGCCACCGAGCACCCTTGCTAAGTGCGTTAGTAGCTTCAGGCAGCACACTAGGAGTATTTTTAATATTTCGACCTGCCTGGATTACTTTACCTACCCTGCCAGCCTTAGAAGCAGCATTTACAATTAGTCCAGGCCCTACAAACTGACCAATTTCACCACCTAACTGTCCACCTTTATACAAAGCAGTATTAAGATTGTTCTTTTTAACAAATTGGTCTTGTTCTGCACCCATCCGCTGTGTAGCCTGAGTGACTCGATTCAGTCCTTTTCCCGGAGTGAGCAAGTCATACAGTCCAGAAGCACCTTGCACACCTCCAGTTAAAGAGCGGGCCACACCTGTTTCCACTGCGTCTAACGCATTTGAAGCAGGCTTGTAGCTACGGATAGCCTTGGTAGCACCACCTATAATTGGTAGCCTGTTAGTTACCTGCTGAGTAGCTTGTTGCCAGAGTGGTTTCTGAGGAGCTGGTTTAGGGGCTTGTCGAGCAAATTGTTCTCGCTGTCTGCGGTTCTCTTCTTTATCCCAAAAATCTGCACCTGACCAGAGCTTTTTAAGTGATAAGGCCATTATGGGGCCTCCTATTGCATTCTTCGTCTTGGTAGAGTAAAGATTGGTAAGTTACTTCCTGCGGGAGCGCTGCCTTGGAACTCCATTGGAGCTTGGTCAGTAAAGTTAAAGGCGTCTGCACCTAAGTTAGTACCCATATTCTGTAGTCGTTGTGCTTCTGCTCGACGAGCTTCTAGTGAGCTAGCCTGTACGCCTCCGTAGCCACTGGCTAGGTTCTGGTCATACTGCTGAAGTGTTGAATTTGCTCGTTGACGGACTGCCTCTTTCTCCTGTTCAATAGCAATTCTGTCTGGGAGTGAAGCGTCAACAAGTCGTGCATTGAGTTGAGACAGCTTATCTTGAGTATCGTTAAGGAGATTAGTAACAAATTCTGACTTGCCAAGTTCGAGGTCTCGCTTACCCTTAGACTTTTGTGTATCAAACTGAGTTTGCTGGTTTTGGATGTCCATATTACCAAGTTCGTACTGGTTACCAACATTAGACATCTGTTGCTGTCCTAGTTTCCCGTAAGCGTTAGCGATAGCTCCAGCTGCACTAGAGTCTCCTGCGTTTCTGTTCCCAAGCATAACTCCAGCGGAGTTAATACCTCGACCAACCATTCCTAAGATGCCAGCCTGTCCCTGGTTACGGGCTAGTTCGTTCTTGGCACCCATTGTGTCAATATTCTGCTGTCCAGCTCGAATAGAGTCCAAGTAGTCAGTTATAGAGTTACCGTACCTTTGGCCGAATTGGTCAATTGAACTACCAGCAGAATTAATATACCCCTGCTTTTCATCCATAATGCCGCTTCTAAAAGCTGACTGCCGAGCTTGCTGAGCTGCTAGCCCAGGGTCTTCAGTTGAAGCAGCCATAGGTGTGCCCGAGAAGTTACTTGAGGGTGTATAACTACCACCACTACCAGTACCGCTATTTGCTGACCAGTTAATGTTAGCCGTATCAGTACGACTACCCAGTTTATCAACTACTCGGTCTTGGATGTAGTCTACTGGTGCCCATGTTGCTGGATTGTACCATGCCATTTTTTATTTCTCCTTGTTTTTGTGTTAAGCTACTTTGCCTATAATTGCATAATACTCTATATCTAATTGTTAAGACAAGGGCGTCAATATCTCTTTAGTTTTAGTGTTGATGTAGTCAGGTGAAGCTCCACCGGCTGCGGCGGTAGCTGCGTCTGTTTCTATGTCTGCAATAGCCTTACCCACAGTACCAGCAGTGGTGTGTCCTGAAAGTGCTTCGTCTAATACTCCATCTGCTATTTCTGCTACGGTAGGTACAGCGGCGAAGTCATCGGCTAGTTCTGAATCCACTGCTGCGGCGATAGCAGTAATATCACCAGCAGTCACACCAGAGCCGGTAGCATAAGCTACAACGTGGTCAGGAGCGTTATATAAAGTGTAACCAGTTGTATCAACTGTAGTTATAGAGAGTCCTGTAGAGGAGTCTCGTAACCAGCCACCTGTAATAGTAAGAGCAACGTTCGGGCCTGTAGTAACATTCTTAAACTTGTAAGAACTTCCTACAAAATAGTTAGCTGTATCTACTGCTGTGATTACTTGTGGGTCTGCTGCTATACCTGTTGAGGTGAATAGGTAGTACATTTCATAAGCATATAAGCTTGCAGCGGTGATAGTGCCTGAAGCTTTATTAATTTCAATTCTATCTGTACCAGAGTTCTTAACTACGTCAGTAACAGTAGAGCCGTCTACACCGTTTGAGGCGTATACTGTGTCGTCTTCTTGAGTCACAAGATACGAGAGTGCAGGAGTTGCACTAGTAGATGTACCGATGGTGGTACTTATGAATTTCTTAGCTGTTGAAGCTCCGACTAGGGCTACCCGAAGTCGTATTTCTCTATCGGCTGCATATGGGCTAGCGTCTGTCCAGGTGTGAGGGAAAGTTGGAGTTCCGTTATACAGTTCAGTAGCGGAAGTCAGGTCGTAGATTTGTATGCGTGAACCGGCAGTTGCTCCTGAGATTGTCACACTCTGGTTAGCAGTAGGTGTATCAATTACTGTACTCGCCCCAGCACCGTTACGCACTGTCGGTGTAGCGTCACCAGCTGGGATTTCTAGGGTAATAAGCCCACCTGAGTTATTGTAGAACGCTGCATCGGTAGTACCGTCTGCACCATAACCTGAGAAAGTGTTGCCTTCAAAAGCAAATGTTCCAGTTGCAGAAGCTTGAATTGCGTGTCCTGTGCCAGCACTTACAAAGACTGTATCAGAAATATCACTAGGGTCAGCAGTCAAAACAGCAGGGGTAGAAGATGAGTCTGAGACAGTACAGTTAGCAAGTTGTGAACCGCCTAGGGTGATAAGGCCACAACGGTCAAACGTAGTACGGTTGAAGTTACGACCCGTAGCTCCAGTTACGATTTGACCGATAATAGTTGTACCGTTAGTTGTAAACTCAGCAGGTGCAGAGCCAGCGGATACGTCAAGGAACTGTTCTACCCCATCTTGAGGGCTTACAAGGGCAGCACGGTTGAAGCGGATTATGTCATCAGAGGAAGTATTGAATTTAGTCGTGATAAACTCTGTTGCACCTTGCCAGAACTGACCATCGAATGAACCATCAGGAAGTGTAGGTTGGACGATAGAGTTGGCTGAAAGCTCGGCTACAGTCTTGTTCGTACCGTTACCTATAGTAAAGCTCCCTTTGGCCACTAATTGTTCTCGTACCTGATTAGGTGCAAGGTTAAACCCAGCCCAACCCTGCATGACTCTTGATAAGAAGCTCGTGGTAATAGGTGAGTCTTCGCTTCCTCCGTAAACAACAGGTTCACCAATAAGAGCAGCCAAGCGAATGTACATACCTCTTGAAAGTGTGCTGGTAGTAACACGGTGGTAGTAGAAAGCCATATCTGTAATATCTGTCCAATCAATAGCTCCTGACTCATCCAATGGGGTTGCACTATCTAGAGCAATAAACGTAGTGTATGGCACATTTATTTGCATACCGTCACGCTTTGATAAAGTGAACGCAGCCCACTCACCAGTAGAGTCTTCAAAGTAAACAATACAGCCTTTCGCACCTACGTTGCTGGAGACGATACTGTTCATACCAAAGGTTAGAGCGAAGATTTTATTACTCATGTCAGTAGAGGTTAGCGAGTGAGTAAATCCAACCCATCGTCCAGTTGCGTCTACACCAGATATTCCAATGCTCCCAATCGTACTCCAACCCCAAGTAGACTCGTTGTCGTTATCGGTAAAGGCAGTCTGGCTCATTGTAGGAGATGCGGCAATGATACCAAGACCGTCAATCGTAGTAGCTGTAACGGTGTTACCGTCAGCCCATGTAGTAGTTTCGTTTCGAGAGAATGAACTTGTCGGAGTACCAGCACCAGTTGTACCCATGTGGAGTTTGATGATTTCGGAGTTCGCTGATACTTCTGGTGGAAGGGTCGGGGTTGAAGGGGCGACGTCTCTAAAAGCAAAAGTAAACGCTCGACCTGTAGAGGTGGAAGCAATATCGTTGATTGTTCCAAGACTCGGAGCTGCACCGGCAGTACGCTGCACCCTATAACCAACAAGAGAGTTCGCCAGTACACCAGAAGCGTATTTATCGAGATATACGACATCATCCATTTCAGCTATAGATGGAAGTTGCCTACCAGAAGTACGGAGGTGAGAAGAATACACAATCAAACAGTTATCATTAGTCGTAGTTATACCATTAACCGTTTGACTAGCTACGTTAGAAGTAAAATCTGTGTTTACTATATTTACATCAAAAGGAGTTGTTGCGTCTGCTTTCCGAACAAGCCATACTTCTGCTAAGAACTCAGCGTCTTGTCCTACCACAGTTATGCTTCCTACTGGTAAACTAGTTACTTCTCGGTAAAAGGCTTGCACTCTCGATACACTAGATATAGTTGTTGTAACACCTCCCGGTGGGGTAGAATAACCTGTAGCCGTCATAGCCGAACCAGCACCAGATACGTTCATTACTGTGAAGCAGATGAAATCACCAACTTGAGCGTCTAAAGGTTCTGGGAATACAAAGTTAGTACCCTGACCAGAAGCCTGATAGTAACTAATTACACTGTTATTAGGAATATAGGCCATTACACAACATCCGTTTCACTTGTTAGTTCAATAAGGTTGGCGTTAGAGCGCTCACATCCAGCGTTAGCTTTAACTTTTTTAGCATAGTCTTCGATAAACTCTTGTGATTTCACAGCGTCATTACCAGTTGTCTGGCATGAAGTCCACTCGTCAATATCGTGAGTTTCGCAAGTTAAGTGCCACGTGTAGTTTTTAGGCATTATGTGTAGACCTCATCTGTAGCCCTATCATTCCAAGTAGCAGTACTATCCCCCCCTGCTGCAAAAGTAATAGAAATAGGACTTGAGCTTTTATCAACCTTTGTAATAAACCAAGTAGGGGCGCTAGTTGCGGTTCCAATTGCCGCTTCACCGATGTAGATAACGTCTGTTGTGGTTGTTTTGTCGATAAGAGTTTTTTTCGGGGCATTGGAAGGTAAGGCGTTCGTTACTTCATCTAAGTTAGAGATGGTCATGGAGCCAGGTAAAGGCTTCATGCGAGTAGCGTTCTCGATTGAAACTAACTGTTCTGAGATACCTTCCCACGCTTGCAGAAGTTCAGAATTGTCAGTCTCAGGTAGCTCTACTCTAGGGATTAATTTAATAGCTCGTTCAAAAGCTTTTGGCATTTCTTCTTTAAGAATTTTGGTGATTGGAGACACGTCTACAGCCGGTACTCTAACGTCAGGTGGAGAGACCGTAACTGAGGGTTTCACCTCAATAGCCGCTAGAGCCTTTTCCAGCTTCGCTACGGCCTCCACAACTGGTTTAGCGTAATCAGGAGCCTCTGGGTCCTTTTTATCCTTCAGAGCGCCCAAGGACTCTCTCATGTCCATTAATAAAGCGCCCATGTCTTCTACCGCTTTTTGGGTGAACTTCTTACTCTTGTCACTCTCCATCACCATGTCTTGCGTCATATCAGCGATGTCTTGTAGAACAGTGAGTTGTTTTTGTTGGGCCTGATAAGCCTCAAGTTTATCTCGCTGTTCTTCGGTTAGGAGTTCTGGTTTTATTTGTAATTTTTTCATTTTTGTTTGACCTGTCTTGATAATACTAAATAAAGCGTGCTTTCCTCAACATATCGTAATAATCCACGTAAGCCTCTATCCCCTCCCCAGTGATACGAAATATCATCTCCCTCTCAGCTTCTTCATTAAGGTCTGTATCGAAGTGTAGTTTGTATCCATCTAGGTAGCGGAGATGGTACTTCTTAAAATCTGATTCTCTTCGGAAGAACCCAGTCCTCTCTAAGTCCTTAATCTCTCCCCAGCTTAAGGTAAATTTCTGGTTATCTATGTATAAAAAGAAGGGTAGGAGTCCTTTACGGGAGTCTTCTAGTCCCCAAGTCATCCGAAGGGTATGGTTAAGTCCATATTCCTTCAGGTCACCTGAGTTACGTTTGTGCTGGTCACGGGCTGAGGCGTCCTCTTTTAAGACACTCATATCTTTAAGCGTGAGCTCACCCCGTCTTAACTCCCTTAGTTTTCCAGCCACACCAAATGCCTTTCGTTAATTAAACGCTCATCGTTTTCTAAGACTACGGAGGCATAGCGATTAAATCCTACCCTGTCCCCTACTTGTACTGAAGTTACATCAGGACCAGTAGCCAGTACTTCCCCTGTTAAAGGGAGGGATTTCCACTGTTCATTTAAGAGTATCCCGGCGTCTGTCTGTTGCTTGGGAGTGTCTGCTTTAATCAAAATCACATCTCGTGTGGGAGATATTTTCATGGTTGTTACCTGTTATTAACATAACAAAAAGGAGCTGCGCTTGGCAACTCCTCTCTGTGCGACTATCTCCAGGTTCAGTCTACTATGACTGGCCTGGGTCGTTCAAGCTTGGAAGTTCTGGAGCAACTCGGTCGTTAACCGTGTCGTCTGTAGGTCGTGTGACCACATGTGGCTTCACTACTACTTCCTCAACCTCTGGGGCTGTTGGAACTTCTTTAACTTTCTTAGTTCTTCCCATTAGGCATCTTTCCTTTCTTCACACAATCCACATACTAGCTCTTTACCTTCGTTAGCAGGAAGCCAGTCGTGCGAATGTGGGATTTCTTTCCAAGGGTTAGGGGCTACTTTAACTTTTCGTTTGAATAGTGCCATTATGTACTCCTTAGACGTTAGCGTTCTGACCTTTACCGGCTTGAGCAACAGCAGTTGCGTCAACAGCGTTTTGGTCTGCGACACCACTAGCTAATGCAGTGGAACCCCAAGAAGCGTTTGCAGCTGTAGTGGTTGTTCCAACTTTAGCGTTTGTAACTGCCATATCACGAGCCTGGACTACTTGTGAGTCATCAGCGTTAGTTGTAGCGGTAACCTGTGGGTGAGCACCAGTTCCTACAGAGTAGTGAGTTCCCTCAGTACCACTGTCGTTTATTGCACTCTTTAGGTTGTCTAATGAAGCAGCAGCGTTAGCACCGATGAGTACTTCGTTAGGTACAGTTGCAGCACCGTTAGCAAGCGTTGCAGCACCCCAAGAAGCGTTTGCACACTGTTCTGAGACAGGAAGCTTGTTAAACGATGTTCCGTAGTCACGGGCTTCAACAGTCTGTTCAGTGTTTGAGTTGGTAGTTGCAGTTACTTGTGGGTGAGCGTATGTACCAGAACCGTATTCAGTACCAGCACCTGTACCAGCGTTGATGGCAACTTTTAGGTTGTCAAGGCTTGCTGCCAAAGAAGCTCCGATAAGAACTTCAAATGGTTGACCACCACTCGTAAGAGCGGTTCGCATGGTATAGGTTACGTTACCGACCTGAATTGTTTCTCCATCTGAAAAAACATCGGTACCAGTAAGTACTGCGGTTGCTTTTGCACCAGTTAGTGAAGAACGCATGGTGTAGACTACATCACCAATAGTGACGGTTTCCCCTGCGCTAAACGTACCAGTAGTGGTAAGTGTTTGCGTACCAAGTGTACCGTTAATAGTCGCTTGGTTAGCCTGTAGATATTTTAAGTGTGCTTCTAACTTAGAGTCGTTTACGATTGTAGAAGCATCAAAACCTAGCGTGTTGGCTAGGTTTACTAATTCATTTCTTTGCATTGTATTTCCTTATTTTATTCCCTGTTGGGCGATACTCAAGCCGTCTAAGACGTTCTTTCTCTCAGGTTAATGTAGTGGGCAGTTTTACTCATACCCAGGAGTACCTTCGTAAGACTAGAGGGCGTCTACTTCTTCCCATACTACTGAGATAACTGCTGAAATAGCGGTTGTCAAAGAGTTGATGGAAAGAGCGCAACCTTCTTGTACAACAAGCGCACCGTTTACATCATCACGGATGTAAGGAGGTGAGATTGAAGAAGCAGCTACAGGGCCACCGATTGCTCGGACGACTACTGGAGCAGCAGGAAGGGTTACAGCAGAAGCTGCAAGACCAACACCAGTGCCTGAAACGCCTAACTTAGCGTTACGGACGGTTAGAGGAGTGGTTTGTGTTACAGCAGCTGCTACTGGGTTTACGTTTGCGGCAGCAACGATTGTTGCAGCACCAGCTGGGGCAGAAGTACAAGCTACGTTAATCTGTAGTACTCGTAGACTCTTACCAGAACCAGCAGGGTTTGTCAGCGTAAAACCAGTTTGAGTAGTGGAAAGGGCTGTAGAAGTAGCGACACCGGCTTGGGTAGAAGCAACGTATACATCCTGGCTTCCATTTTCAATATAGACTGGAGTTGTGGACATGATATTTTCCTTTTCTTGTTTTTATTTACTAAGCAGCGGTTGTTCGAGTTAGTTCGATGACTGAAGCAGCTCGTTCTACGCCAACACCGTAAATAGTGTGAAGTGCAGTCTTAGTTGCTAGAGCGTCAACAGAATATTCCATCTCGAATTTAGGAGCCTGTTGCTGAGCTATGTTGATAGCTGACTTGTGGAAGAATAGGTTACGTCCAGTAGTGTTTGTAGGCACGTTCTGAGAGAAGTAAATATCCATGTCGTAAACGTTAGCCAAAAGGCCACCGCTACGGTCTACAGCTTTACCAGTCTTACCAGTTTGGTCGTAGGCTGTGTACTTGTTAACACCTAATAGGTCACCCTTGGTGTAAGTACCAACGATACCACGACGCATATCCATAGGAGTGTTAGCAGCGTCAAAAGCTGAAACAACAGAGATGATGTCAGCGTCATCGATAGCAGCACCACCAGATACAGTAGAACCAGCAGCTGAGTAAAGACCCAATAGGTCAGTGTCAATTTGTCGAGCAAGAGCTTCGGCCATTCGTACTTGGAAAGCACTCTTTAGGTCGTAGTTAGCTTGTACTTTAGCAATGTCTTCAATCTTTACACCGACGTAGTAGTGCTTGTCGATGTTTAGAGTGATTGGAGAACCTTCAGGTGAGTCGTAAGTGATGTCAGTCGAAGCTGCTTTAGCACGAGCGTCTACACCAGCAGTGAAAGGCATACGAGCGATGTCACCACCACCAGAAACCATACCAGAACGGTCTTGGACTAATTTCTTAGCTTGGAGAGTCTTGTCAAATGGTTGCTGGATTTCTTTGTCCCAGATTTCTTTAATGTACTGAGCAGTTTGAGCAATTGAACGAGTTACGTTCGAGCCAGTTGTTGCCAATTTAGTATCCTTCTTTCTTGTGGAAATTCAAGGCTTTTTCGATAGACCAACCGTAACAGTAGTATCTCTGCCGTACAGTACTACTCTTTACCTTAACTTCATCGCACCATTGTGCCATTGTCTTGGTGACACCATTTATTGTAAAAAACTTGTTTCTACTAGTGTTATTGTTCTGTACTTTTCTAGTTGTCCATCTACAGTTCTCCTTCGAGTAACCCATATCGTTATCTATTCTGTCTATGGTTAATCCCTGTTGCCAGGAAGAAGCCATATCATCATAAAATTTGTCATAGGATTGCCACTCTTCGGAGTATGTTATGCCTCTATCATGGTATCTACCAGCGTCTTTACTTTCAGGATTGTCACATCTATCTTTCATATGTGTCCAGGCCTTGTGTATAGGATTGTTAGTAGGATTTTTCCAGACTCGAGGTCTTGCCATGATTTAATTCCTTTATTTATTTTTGGGGGGTTTTTGCCCTATAGAAGCGTAAAGCTCTTCTAGGGACATTTCGGACGGGTCTTTGTTAAGATTGAGTCTTTTGGCTGAGCTACCGTCTGGGCGTAAACCTGTCGTAGCGGCTTGCTTAGCGACGTTCTTAACTGTTTGAGCGTTCTTTTGACCAGCTGTTTCTTGAACTAATTCCATAAATCCGTCTACAAACTCGGCATATCCGATATTAGGATTGCTCACAGTCTGAGTTGTTTCATCAAAACCGGTCATCTGTAGGTACCATTGATTAATGGAGTCGGCTACTCCGGCATGAAATTCAGGGGACTTAGGGTTCAGAGCTGGGTATTTACTCTCAACTTGGGGTGCATCTATTTTAAGAGATGTGTTCCAGTTAAGGTATTCTGCTCGTTTCAGTCCTTCGTTGTACTGAGCTTGACCAGTAGCGTTTCTATCGGCTTCCAGTTGTTTGATAACTTCTGGGTCAGCGTCAAGGGCTTGCTGGTAATCTAGTGCGTCAGTTCGTTGTGAAGGTGCTTGGTCCTTAGGTGGACCGTATTTTCGGAGTAACTGTTGTATACGGAGTTGTTCGCGTCTTGATGGCGGGGCGGGCTCTTCTTTAGCTTGTTCCGCTGGCGCCTCTTCCTCTACGGTTTCGGCTACTTCTTCGTCTACATTACTGTCTACCTCTTCCGTGGTCTCACCCTGAGACTCTTCGGTTTCGGTTTGCTCCATTGGAGCTTCTTGAGGTTCGTCTGCTACGACCTCCTCATTTACATTTGTATTTGATTCGTCGTCTTGCATCGTAACCCTTTCATCCCTCGTATAGCCGGGAGGCACTTATTATTTATTTGTTTACTGACCACGATTATAGGCGGTCGTCCCTACATTTCGCATAATACAATTATAGTTCTATCTTTCGCAAGAGGGGTCTTCCTTGGTCGTCGGTACCTTCCAACAGGTAATCAGTAGGAATTTGTTGAGCCATCTTAACGCCTTCTTCAGTTACACCTATCAAGGTGTTGCCTTGTAGCTCCCACTTCTTAACTTTAAGAGGTGTCATACGTTCTTGAATATACTCCTCTGTTCCGTGAGCCTGAGCCTGGGGAGGAGCTGCACCTAACTTCCTATAGAAGTCAGTATCGGGGTGCCAGTACTTATTTACTATTGAGTTCATTAACTACCTCGGCTGCGGTCTGATAGCTGTCTAAAACATTACTTAATTCACCGATTATAGTATTGGCGGCAATCCACATACCTTCTAAGTCTTTAGCGGGTACTTGCTGAATAGGTCGGCCGTCTGGTAGGAATTTTTGGTAGAACTCTATTCTTTCTTTAAAGTGCTGTTCTATTCTCTTAAACTCAGCTGTCTTTGAGTAGCGAGCCATCTTCTTCTCTTCGGTGAGCATTGCCTCATCTGGTGCGGCCTGAGGTAGCTCAGTACCCATAGCGTCACCGATTATTCCGTTTACTGGTCCCATCTTTTCCTCCTATTGTAGTGAACGTATTACTTTAGCTGCCTCGCCTACTTGCGAGTCGTTAAACATTCCTGCTTCGTTAATGGTCGGTTGTGCAGCTTGTTCCTGTTGCTGCATCATAGCTTGTTCCATATCAGCTTGCTTGAACTGAGCCTGTTGGTCAAGTTTGGCCTGTTCGAGTGCCATCTGCTGTTCTTGCTGTTGCTGCTGAAGCTCCTGAGGTGATGGTCCTTCAGTGTAAGTTACGAACTCTCCTGCTCCTGGGATACCAGCTAGTTCTTCGTAAGTGTCTAACATTTTGCCCCAGTTCACTTCTATACGAGGGTCGTCTTTGAAGATGTTCTGGTATTTTCCGAGTTGGTCCATCAACCCTTGAAGTTGTTGGAGTTGCTTTTCTTTCTCTACTTTAGCAGTAGTTCCTGAGGCAATGTTAAAGCGATACTCAACACCTTTAAGCATTTCAGGGTTAATTACGAGGTCACCGGCAGTCATGGTCATGTCTGGCTTAAAGCCGCTTGAGAACAGCCCTACAACGTCCTCCATGCCTGCCTTAACGATAGCTTCGATGTCTTCTGAGAATAACTGAACGGGGATGTCTTCGGTTCCAACGTTTACCACTAAGGAGAAGAATCCATCAGTTAACTGTTCGATAGCTGCTTCTAGGTTTAATCTTTCAGCTCCGTCACGAGTAGCTTCTTTACCGGAGTACATTTCTATCGCCGCTGGTGTTTTGCCCTGTGATGGGTTAAGAGCCTCTGAGCCGGGCAGGGAGGCGTTCTGAGTGCCAAACTGACTAAGCAAAGAACCGGTCAGGTTAGACATAGCTCCTTGGTAAGTATTAAGTCCGGCGGTGTTGGTTGGCATTGGGCGAATAGAGTTAGCGATAGTCTCCATTAAGACTGGGTTTGGCTTAGTAACGTCTAGGGTGTGTTTCACGACTCCGTTAGCGTTAACGATAATTCCGGGAGCTAAGTTCCTTTTAAGGTTAGCGAAGTAGAAGTTGGTGAGTCCATCACGGGCGAATTGGAGGGGTTTCGCCCGCTGGAAATCACCCAACCCGTAGAATGAATCAAACAAAGGTTGGCTATATTTAATAACGAATGGGATACGTCCGTTCTTGTGAGGGTTTGGAAGTTCTCGAACTTGGATAAACCCATCTTCAGGGGCGAAGGTACACCAGTTTCCATCAGGTCCAGCTTCGTAGCGGGTAGCTAGGCAAATACCTTTCTTACTCCCACCAGGAACGCGGTCTCTCTCTACGAAAGTATCTTGCTGGTTATCAGTTCCGGCGGTCTTAGTTTCGGCTTGGTCAATTAACTCTTTAAGAGCGTCACGGTCCCAACCGTCACCTTCGACTTCATTCTCTAAAATATTCTCGAGTTGCTTCTTAGACACCCAAGTTAGAGCAGTCACGTAGTCCATGTCTTCAATTGAGACCTTACCCTGCTGAGGGATTAAGTTACGAGGGTTCCACAACCAACAGTCCGGCCCAACGTATCCTGTAGAGGAGGTGTTCCAGTCGTAGAACATCGGCATGTACCCATAAACGGAGGAATAGAGTTGCCACAAATTGAGTTTCTGGACGAAAGGTCGTTGAGCGTTAGCGTTAGGATAAATCCACTTCTGCCTCAAGATGTCCATGAAAGCTGCTTTACCTACGTCAGCCATACCAGTAGAAATAGTTTGCCCGTCAGGCAGCTTAGCGATTACTCGGTCAGCTCGTTCTTTGGCTAGAGTTGAAGCGTAGCTATCTGTTATCTTAGAGTTATCCACAGTCTTACTCACAGAGTCGTAGACTGTTCCCATTAACATACTCTCCCAACTATCAAAATTGTTAATATAATTTCTATGAATCTCCCAGTCACTCTCGTAATCCGACTTGTATTGGCTTAAATACTGGCTCTCTTTGTTTTTGTATTTGCTCATGCTATTACCTTTATAAATTCTTTATATTCTTCTACTGTTTTTGTATATTTTTTATTGTTGCAGGTAGGGTGGGTTAAGTGCAAGTTCTCCACTGAATGAGCGCCACCTCTTGATAACGGAGTCTTGTGGTCAATGTCAAAGTCGCCATCTATAGCATTGTCGCATAAACCACAAATTTTTGAGTCCCAGTTTTCGATTTGTTCTTTCTTTATCTTTACCCCTTGTAGCTTTTTATTACGCGCCATAACTCGTAATCGAACACTAACTGTATTCTCTAAATACCAGCGGTGTTTGTATTCTGCTAACTTCTCTTTGTTTTTCTCGTAGTAAGCATTCTTGGTCATATACACCTTAAGTAGATTATTTTCTCTCCACTCTCTTGATTTGGCCGCATTCTGGGCCATGTACTCTTCATCCTGCTTTTTAGTCTTATACCACTGCCGCTTCTGCTCTAGGCGACGTTCTCGGTTCTTTTCTCGATACTTACGTTGGCTTTCTTTAACAGAGTCTTTATTCTTAGCTCGCCACACCCTTTGGTACTCTGCATGTTTCTGTTTTGCTGTTTTCATTCTAAACTCATATTATAATAAACCGTACGAGTTCGTCATCTTCTCAAGCTCAAAAGTTAAAGGCTTATCATCCTTAGGGACTCCAAACTTGAGCTGTAAGAAGTGATACCTAAGTGCGTCTGGTCCATGGTCATTCTCTTTTATAGGGATGTCTGAAGCATTTCGTTCTGCTTTCTCTTCAGGGAACCGATAAGATTCAATTTCAAATATTAAGTGTTTGCAGTTACTCCCAAGGTATAGTGCTGGCTTTGGAAGCCCGATAAGCTGAGCTCGCGGTTTAAGTTTTTCTGTTACCAGTCCGATACCCGTAGCGTACCCCTTAGAATCGTTAGCCTTGTTCACGCCAACTACAGGAAACTCACGCCCCATCATCTCTACCGCGTCACGGTCAGCTGAGTCTGCTGTTATGAGGACGATTCGCTTGTCCCCGATGACGTTTTTTATTCTCGGGATAATGTCTACTAAAGTCTCTTCTTTGCCGTAAACTTCATCTATCACATACCATGTCTGGTCTTTGTCTACTCCCAGTAGGAGGAAGGCTGTGGTGTGCCAACCAAAGTCAATTGCCCCGTAGTAAGTCAACTCTTCAGGAATTTCACTTGGTTTAATAACATGTACATTACGGTTAAACACTGGGTAAACTGCACCCTGAACGCTTCTAAACTCTAGTTCATATTCTTGTAGGAAGGCGGATAGCGAGCCCTTCTTTTCAGCATCTCGTCGTACTGAGGCCATGTGTTCAGCCGACACGTAGGGAGAGTCCCGCCAGGTGGCCTCTTGGTAAAACCAAGTCTCGTCGTCTCTCCTGAGCTGAATCATGTCATAAAAGTGGTTGTAGCCTCGTGGCGTACCCATAAAGATAGCCCAACCGTTCGTAGTAGAGAACATAGGCTCATACACCGTGTCGAAGTTCTCGGGGTCTTGGTCCCCGTACTCGTCAAAGATTATGCCATGAGCTCTGAAACCACGATGAGAATCTGCTTGGTCAGAACCAAGTAGCTGAATAGTGCTTCTAGGTAAGTTTTTGTCGTGGTTGATAATGATTGTCTCGCCGTTTGGGAGCTTCATCGGAGTGTTCTCGATATAATTCAGCTCAATAAGTAGGTCTTGTTCGTTCTTCTTGTAGATAAGTTCCTTAGGAATGAGGGGGATATACTGGCGCCAGACAACCTCGTGAGCCTGTTTGTAGGTCTTGAAAACTATAAAATACCGACCTTGGTTCTTGACAGCTGAAATCCAAGCGTGTTGAGTGGCAAAGTAGGTTTTACCACTCTGCCGACCCATCAGCAAAACACCACGCTTATATCCATCTGACATAAACGCTTTGTGCGCTAACGCTTGTTTTTTATGGGCGACGTAGGCCATTACACCAGCTTAGATTTGAGTTTGGAGAAGTCTATCTCACTTGACTCTACAGAGTTCTTTGTGAAGACCTGAACCACTGTACCACCGATTACTTCTTCTCTAATCTTGGCTTGTTCAGAAGCTGGTTTAGGCCAGAAGATTCCAAACAACCAATCTCTTACTCGAAGGTAGCGCATTTCATCTAAGAAAGCCTTCTCATCTGACTTATCCACATCCAATCCGTTCTCTCGGGCTATTACGAGTGCAGCCTGGGGGTCTTCGTGGAAGATAAGTTTTCGAGCAACGTATCTCTTGTTAGTTGGTTCGCCCTGGTCGTCTAAGACAATCCTGTTAAGGGAAATCATAAACTTAGGTTCTTTGACGTTCTTACCAGATTTAGTTTCATAACTTGAAGTTGCGACGTCGTACTCAAGCTCGTAGTTGTAGTTGAAAGCCATCGGTTGTAGACGGGGTTCAGCTTTTAACCTGCTAGTAGGGTCTGGGTAGTGGGCGGGGTCTACGATGTATTTCTCCCACTCACCAATTAGCTCACCCTGTTTGTTCATTTGTAGAGTTGAACCGTCGCCTCGGTGGTCGTGAGGCTTAGTAGACTCGTTGTTTAATAAAGCAGCTTTCAGGAGAGCCATTGTCTCCTTCATCTCTGCTACTTGTTTTTGTAACTCGTTTACATCTTGTTCTGGGGCGATATAAGGAGTTTCGTCGATTCCTACCTCTTTAGGTGGGTCTACCGCTGGGGCGGCTACTGTTTGTTCTTTTTTTTGTCGAGCAGCTTTCATTTTTGCTCCGAAAGCTTTTCTCTCTTCTTCGGTCCATTCTTTTTTGGCCATTTGTTTCTTTCTAGTAAGCATGAGAGAGGGGGTTATCTGTTGCTGGTTGCTAACACAGCGACCTTCAGGTTTTCAGCCCGTTGCTCTTAAAGCGTCTGAGCTACACAGATAACACGGTTCGGCACTATGACGCATGGTTGAAAAGCCACTTGTCAGGAAGTATTGCTTGGACTCCCGCTTCCCTCACTGCTGCCTACTAATTGTTAAAGTTAGTTTTTTTGTTAGAGATTTTGTGTTTGATTTCATTACAACAGTTATGGTTTAAATTTGTCAAATACGGTTAAAAGTAAAAGCCAGTCGCGGGTGGGACACGACTGGCCGAAGATTCGTGGAACTATGTCCACTAAGCTCATACCGAGCTATTGGATTATACCTTACTAACAGGGAAGACGTCAACCACAGGCTCACTGTTATGAATAGTTATACCATCTACGTACATTTTGGCCTCATTATTTAGGTAATCGTATCCTCTGTTGCGATTCTTCTCAATTTGAACTCCCATTTCACTCTGGTTCTCAGGGTCTCTCCCTACTAATAAAACTATGTCAGCGTCTTGAGCAATGTAGCTTGTACCCCTAAGGTCATCAATTCCGGCTGATTCACCTCGACCGGTCTTTCTAACGTGTGAAATGAGGATGACTGGGACATTATGGCGTACAGCGTTCTTTTTAAGTTCTTTCGTAATCCGTCCTAAGTCTTCAGCTACGTTGTTTAGCTCCCTGGTAAAGTAGTGAAGGTGGTCAATAATAACTAGACCGGGACCAAACTGGGTAACATAGTTCCCAATAAGTCCGTCTATACTTTTCCAATTAAGCTCATCGTTAGACTGCATTGTTATTAAAGCTGAAGCAGAAGAATAATTTTCAGTATTGCCACCGTTTATAGCCATAAAACGGCTCGTAATCTCGGGTTTAGTCATTTCTAGCGTCACAAACAACACCGGAGTCCCGTTAAGGGCTACGCGATTAGCGATGTTGATGGCTAAAGTGGTTTTTCCGTAACTCGTCTTTCCTGCGATTACGGTTATCTCACCGCCCACTAACCCTTTGGTTAATTCGTCCAGCTTCTTATACCCGGTAGAAATTCCCTGCATTTTCCCCCATTGAGCGTAGCGTTCTTCAGCTAACTCGGTATAACTAGACATCAGTTCAATCCCATACTGGTCGGCCTTAGTCTCGATAGGAGCAGTAATTTCTGAGATTATCTCTTCTATAAGTTTGCTTTGTTCTTCGCCGGAAAGTTCTTTAATCTTTTTTACTAGATAGTGCACGATTTAACTCTCCCTTTAAGCGAGCTTGATACTCTTCTAACATCTCTACGTTACTTGCTAAAATTGAAGATATTTCTTGGGTCAGATTGGGGCGACTCTGTGCGGCCTTCTCTAGGGCTATAATAAAGCTTTTCTGACCATCTATAAGACCCTGTAGGTACTTACGGTAGTCTCCGTCTGACTCTCCTATGATTTGTCCTGTAGTTTTCAATACTGTATTCCTTTCTTCTCTGGCTTAGAATTACGATTGTAGAAGTCTTCAATCTTACTCCACTTGTAGTAGACATCCTTCAAACTTCCAAAAGTGGGCTTGATTTCCTCATCAGAGTCTCGGATTAGTTTTACTATCTTTATAGCGTTAGCGACTTTATCACCATACTTCTTGTGTAGAGTGCTGGCATAGCGGCGTTGTTCGGTTACTGAACCGTCGTGCTGGCCGAGCAGTGCTTCCCAGGCTTCACAAATTGCTGTGACGTCTGCATTGCGTTTGTCTACACTAACTTTCTCGGACTTTTTCACTGACCTAGGCTTGCTGTTGAGCATTTCACTCACCCAAGCTGACTTTTTTTCTATAGCTTTCCACAACTCAATATCATCTTGTCTGATGTATATCTTTACTTCAGGCATACCATATTTCTCCTTTATTACTAGATGCCGTACGTACCGTACGTAAGGCAGGTACTCCAGCCCTCCGGGCTTTGTCTTATATTCCTTTCTGTTTAAGTAGTAGTTTACTCTTTCTCGGACTCTGGAGGGGTTGTAACCTTTAACCTTTTCTGTGCGGTTAACTTCTACAACTGAAGCTCTTTACACCCTAAGGAAGTAATTCGACGTGAAATACTTGATTAGTAGTGATATACTATCAGTACGACGTGAGATACACAAGCCCCTACATATGGGGCTTTTCTCTTTTTATAGACACCATACTAGAGTGAAACTCTAGAAGTACTACTGTTATTTAAGTACCTAAGAAGAATTTACTACTGGGGGTAGGTATTCTTTGGGTAGGGAATTACGGAGGCGTGAAGATACTTCTTTTTCAATATATATATCTAGTGGAGGGGTGGAACTGTGAAGACAAGGCTGATGGGGGGTATACCCTAAAAAGAGCAAGACTAGTACATGTTTATATTTTTATCTGTTTGACGCACGTACAGGCTCTACAAGGCACGTTCTAGGCTGAGATGGTACAGAGTGCCACTCGTTCAATTAAGAGTACGTCGTACATTACTCATTTTACGACGCGTGCTACCTCTGTTAGTAGCCTGTATTACAGGATTGCCTACTAGCCTACGCTATATATAGTGTGGTGCTTACCCCTGTTTACAGGACTTGACAGGTATTTTTGTATAAACCCGTGATTTCGGACACCTCACCCCTGTTAGTAGCTAACATATTATGCCATGTTTTCAGTGTCTGATAGTGCTGATGTTAGGTCTATAGTCAAGGTAACTCCAGTGGTGCTCACCTCTGTTCTTTGAGTGGCTTTTCCGAGTGCTCTATCTAGTAAGCTGTCGCTCGCTCTCAGAGCTATCTCCTCTTTCTCACTATCCACCAGGCTAACAATCCTGTTTTTTGCCTTCTCTATATGTTTTTCTAAGTATATCTGTGCTTCTGGTTTCTTTAATAACTGATGTACATTACTGGCTGCTGTTGTCCTATTCTCAGTCTTGTGTACAGCTAAATAAGCGTCTGTACCGTTAATCTTTGGGTTACTAGCTATTAAGTCTAGTACTTCTTTACTTTTAACTTTTAGTGTCATATACATATATTAGATACCCAGTGCTAGTTTACGCAAGAGCTAAGCGTTCGCACTCCCACTAAGTTAGCTAACCTAGCTAGTGACTTAAGTGCCCGCGTTGGGCTGTTTAATGGGTAGTTGGCCGCTGTTATGTTCGTATTATGTACCATGACTTTCACAAAAACTATTGACATAACCATACCCGCAATGATAGTATGTACATGTAAACATAATTCATAGAAAGGCTATAAAGCTATGAAAACAACTATTATCAACGGAACATTCACCCGCACAGACGAAGGCACTACCTTCACTCCTAAAGTTATGCACCTTGGCCGTAACATACAAGAAGACAATGGACGCTACTACCTAGTGCTTAATTGGGAGCGAGATTTAACATCAAGCCACGATAAGAACTACATACGTTCAGGCTTCGACACTCGTCGAAAAGCAGTTATAGCCATGAACAAGTACATTAAAAACGGGGCTACATGGTTTAACGCTCACTTTGACCCTAGTTGTTAGTAGGTTGGTGCTTACTACGAGCAAGTAAGTTAAATGAACACTGCGCTTAACAGCCAACAGCCTAATTAAAGACCCTAATGCGTAAAGGGTCTTTTTTAATACGTTAATAGAGTACATTAAAAGTTTTCCACAGGATTATTAGCGTAATTATAAACATATGCTTGACACTCCATAATGCGTATGCTAACATGTACTTAGTGATAAGCGATACCGAGCGAGTCACAGATGAGAACTAAGAGAGTAAGTAGGCGAAACTCCTGCCTGACCAACACTAACAGTACTCTCCGACTACTCATCACATGAGGTTGAGTTCACGGAGGTGAATGTACGTTAAAAAGCCTAGTAGGACGCTTACTCTACATAAGACCCTGCTAGGCACCAAGACTTAGTTCTTATAAACACAAGGGCAAGGACATGAATCAAAAGTCTCACTCATAAAAGTTTGAGCGGCTAGACTACAAGCGCCAGCTATCCATTAGGATATAAGCCTCCGGTGTTCCCCAGTCTTGTAAACATTATTAAATCGCCTGAATTGGAGGGTCAAATGAAATACCGATATAACAAGAAACGCCTTTGGATAGTAGACAACTTCTACTCAGTCTTAATAGGTGTGGTTTTAGCTGTTTTACTAACTAACTACTTAGCGGGATGAACCTCTTGCTGGCGCTGTTGGGCGTCTACATAACGGCCGTGGTTCTTTACATACTATACAGTGTTTTGGTGGTGGTCTTGAGAATACTTAAAGCTAAACTAAAGGAGTTACGATGACTTTGATACATGACGTAATACCTTGCGAGCACGTTCTAGGGATTATAGACGCTGATAACCAGTGTGTATACTGCCGAATCTGCGACAAGATTATAACAAAATTAGAATATGTAGCTGTAAAAAAAGAGTATGAGAATGATTGACCCAGAGGACTCCGGTTGTGACTCAGGGTGTGAAGTATGTAATTTGGAGGAAGTATGAAAGGTGTGGTCATTAACAACGTTCTAACCAAGCGAGGGAAAGCAGTTGTCAAGTACTTTAAGCACAATGGTTACGCAGTCAAGGTTAGTGATTTAGAGAAAGTCAGGGGCGTTAAGCTCTACACTCAGTATGACGGTATTCTGTACGCAGATAGACACTTGTTTTACAAGCATGGAATAGAAAACGATTACAAAGGGGAACAACAATTGGTATTGCCTGTTCAATACTGGGAAGAATTAGTAGAAGTATGAGTCAAACACCATTAACCGAGTCACTACATTATCAAGGTAAGATTAAACTGATATACAACGAGTCTAACCCGAGACTAAGGTACCAAGTCAGTCATTTAAAGCCTGACAATACTTGGACTCAGCCAAACATCATTAGTGGAGTATCATCAGTACTTTCATTGATACCAAAGCCGTACCTCGTAGCATGGGCTGGACTAGTAGCGACTGAAAAGGCTATTGAACTACTTGACCAGAGCACCATACAGGCCGTCAGAGCGTTTGTTTCACAATATACGGACAAATACTCAACTACCGCATACGAAGCCATTAAAGCAGCCCGTAAGCAGTTTCCAGTACTTGATAAAGTAGCTAAAGGGCACACAGCTAAGAGTGATGAAGCTAAGGACACTGGTACCGATAGTCATAACGCCTTAGAAGCTTGGGTTTTGGGACAACCTTACACCTGCACAACCCCGGGTGGAGCGAATGCTTTAGAATCGTTTAAGAAGTCGGTCATTAAGATAGACAAACCAGTGACAGAGCAAGCCATTCTATCAAGACAGCACAACTATGCTGGACGCTTCGATTTATTCTGTGAGATAGGTGGAAAGCGAATAATGGCAGACTGGAAAACAAATAAAAGAGACAAACGATTCAATCCATCAGGGGCGCACCTAGATAATTTCCTGCAGATGGGCGCATATGCTTTAGCCTGGAAAGAAGAGCACGGATTTTGGGTGGATGATTTAGCGGTCATTAACGTGGATAAGGAGAACGGCGAGCCAGCGATTATTACTTACGCGTCCGACTTCGATTTATCTGTAGAGGAAGCAGCTAGTCTGTTTATCTCAATGAAATATGTATCTGACGGTCTAAGACAACTAGACCACAGATGGCAAGGTGCGAAACTATAAACTAAGCCAAGGAGGAATCAATGGCAACTAAAAAAACAGGACGACCAGAGAGAAGCAAACAGTCCTACCAAGTAGAAGTACAAAAACTTAAAACAACCATTAAAGGTTACGAGGACACTATTAAAGAGCTAACAAGCTTAGTAGATGAACAGTACAAAACATCATACAAATACAGGTTTCCAACTATCAAACAACGAATTAAATTTCTAATCACAGGAGAACTATAATGGCAATCGAGACAATCGCAGCAATCAACAACCCCACATTTAAGACCGGTGTAAGTGCCAAAACTGGTAAACAGTGGACGCTAATGCAAGTCACGACAGATAAGAACAACCTTACGACAGTGTTCGCACCGGCTAACATCGGAGACAAGCTTCAACTTACTTGGGACGCTACCTATTCAAGCTGGAAGGCTGAGAAGGTTAACGAAAAAGAAGTAGCTCAATTGGAAGCAATGCGAAAGCTATACGAATTGAACCTAGCTATCTTTAAAGCTGTTACAGGTGAAGAGTACGGCAAGCACACTAAGGTAGTACCAGAAGTGCCTACGGCTGCCGACTTACCACCAGAGCACATTGAATCTACTAACTACGATGTTTCGGACGAAGATTTAAGCAATATTCCTTTTTAGCATTAGTGCTATAGTGTAAGCATTAACTTAAATGGTGAGGGTACCATGAAAACAGTACAAAAGGATTTTAGGGTAGTCCTGAGACAGTACGAACTAGACAGCGATATAACAATTGTTGCAAGCAAACTACGAGCAGCTAAAACATTTGAAGCAACCTTAGCTCTTAGAAATTTACTAACTAAACTACAGCACGAACGTCGAATACTTAAATAAGGAAGTGAGGATAGTATCATCGCAGGGAATAAAATTGGTGGAGTCAAAGCGGCCGCAACTAACAAACGTAAATACGGAGAGGACGTTTACTCCAGAATTGGAAAACTAGGCGCTGAAGCCTACCGAAAGAGACAGAAGGAAGGTATTGCTAAGCCGAGAGGTTTCGCGGCCAATAAGGAACTAGCCCGGACAGCCGGGAAGATAGGTGGCCACCGGTCACGAAGGACTAAAAGTGAATGAGCAAGACCACATCGTAACCTGGCTACTCGGTGTTCTCTTAATAGCCTCTCTAGTAGCAATAACAGTCTATGGACACGTAATCATAGGAATGGCATATAAAGCCTCAACTCCTATAGTAAAGGTGATGGAGGACTAGCATGGGGTATAGAACAACCTTTGTAAGTGAGCATATCTATGTACCAATGCCTAAATGGTTTGTAGATAAATGGGAAAGTTCAGTACACTTTCAGGTTCGGCCAGAGGGCTTGTATGGCGGTGGAGCTGGAGAAATAACCTTGCCGATTAGCAGCAAGTTTGAGCGGAAATTCTACTCAGGTGCAGAAGATGAGTTGTTTTTAGACCTTGCAAAAGTCTTGCGAGAAATAGAAGACGAAGAACACATAAGAGACATACAATTGGTACTTATGCACGAAGACGGCTACATAGACCGTGTAACCATTACACCTAAGAAAATTAAGCTAGAGGGTAGTCTACAATACGACCCTAACGATTGCTATAACCCACAGCTAGGTGATAGAGACGAAGAATACATCATCCCAACAGAGGAGCAACTATGAACACTAATAACAAAGAAGCTATAGAACTGTTGAGAATTGCAGAGGATGAAATAAAAGAAGGCTACACTTTCGGACCGCAGAAGTTAATTGGAAAAGCTATAGACCTTCTCCAAGATAATGAGGACACTGAGATACAGGAAGAACCACTACTACAAAATAATCCTGGACATGAACATCTACCCTCAGGCATAGGTAAAGGTGCATATTGTGTGGGTTGCCTAGAAGAACTAGATAAGCCCTCCTCTAAAGTAGAAAAGCTGAAAGAGCTACAGGAAGAAATCGGTGGCGGTGGTTATGGTAAGGATTATATTCATCCAATGTGTGACCTAATAGACATATTACTAATAGAAGGTGAGGAGTGAAGATAATGAGCGAACTAAAAATACAATACGAGCAAGTAGTATCTGGGACTAACCGAACACTACAGTATTTTGACTTCCTAGCACAAACACTAGAGCAGATGATTGCAATGCAAGACTGCGATAAGAACACACTATGCGAACTACTCAAACAATTTGCTACATCACAACAATGGAAGTTAGAAGAACCAATTGGACAATTGCTCAACTCCTCCCCTAAAGCCCAAAGTAAATCTAATAACAAGGAGCAGTAGATGAAATCTAACCAAATAAGAGTAAGAGTTAGTTCAAGACGTGGGGTAAAGCCCTTCGGTTCAATAGACACCAAACTTGATATGAAACATCTGGAGAAGGTTCTAGTATTTATCCTCCAACTTATGGCTCAGGATGAGAAGGACTCCTCCCAGTCATGAAAGATGTAATAACCGTGGATAAATTGTTGGAGATTACACGGTACAACCTTAAGACATCACCAGACGAGATATTCGATAAGGGAGTAATAGCCAATGCCAAGTTACAGTTCCATTCTCTACTAATTAGTAAGCTACCAGAGAAAGTTAAATTAGCTACTTCTGTATATCAGAATGAAGGTGATGGTAACGCTAGTGAACGTATTGGGTATAAGCATGGATTTAACGACAGCATAGACGATGTTAAGGCTGTACTGGCGGAGATGTTTGGAGTTGGTGATGAGTAAGGATACTAACAAGACTATAAAAGACCAAGTAAGCGCAGAATTAGACAAACGTAAGATACAGAACCTCATAGACGCTGGAGTTATTAAGGTCGAGGACGTTGCAAGAGCACCTATTATTAGGTCTGAGCCAAGCTGTAACTGTAACCAAGGTTTAGAGATGAATGATAAAAAGTTCGGCCACTTCCCTCACGCTCAACTGGTTTGCCCTAAGTGCCACAAAGAGTCCAAAGACATCTACCTATGCAGGATGTGTGGTAACGAGGTGGACGATATTCAGAATGAAGACGTATGCCTAGATTGTTATACGAGGTATGTATGAAAGACATTAACTCCTCCCCTAGCAACTCAAAGAGTGAAGATACACCACTAATTAAAGACTATATGGGTAATGTTGTTGGAGCTACTGAGCCTCCCCAAGATACAAGCCTAGACGCTCAGTTAAGAGTATCAATAAATAACATTATGATTGAGTTCTTAGGTATGGAAGGCAAGCCTACTATGGATGAGGCTATTCACCAAACCAAGCTAAAATTCTTAGAGCTATTCAAATCAAAACAAGTCAAACTCTTACAAGTGGTTGAGGATGAAGTTGTGGGAGCAGATGATGAAGCTGGGCAAGACCATCTACTAAGTGAACGAGTAGGCACTATCCGCAACACGCTTAAAGCCGAGCAACGACAAGTTCTAAAAAAGCTCAAAGATAATGTAATAAATGGAGGGAGTTTATGATTGTTGAACATAAATATAAGCTGCGAGAAAAATATGGCATTGATACATATGAAATCACCCTAGATAGTCCAGGCTATAACGAACCAATAAATCACTTCTATGCTAACTGTAAAGTTAAAAATACAAAGAAAATTGTGAAGCTACAGACTCAAGCAAAACAGATTAGAGCCAGATTGCTTGCTGAAGATAGTACAGAATGGAATGAGCTATGACTTCTGACTCACTAAGTAGAATGGAGACAAAATGAACATTTACTTACTTGAAAGAACTGGAAGGGTAGGATATGACGAATACGAGGGATTTGTAATAGCTGCTGACAACGAAACAGAGGCTAGAAGTCTATGTGACTCTGCAGATGAAGGCGACATCTGGGGCAACCAGCTAGACGTAACCTGTACTTTAATAGGAATAGCTAACGATGGCGTGGCTAAAGGAATAGTCCTTGGGAGTTTTAACGCAGGATGACCACCCCAATGACAAGTGACTCAGAAGGAGTAACAGAATGACCATAAATACAGCTAAACAAATACTAGATGATTTCTATGATGAGATGAAATCCGCAGAAGATGAGAATAGCGAGATGTCCGCAAAGTACCTACTAAAAGTACAAGAAGCTATTTTGCAGGATTATGCTATGAAGATAATAGATGAGGGACAGTGGTCATGAAATCAAATGACGAAGCCCAGAGTGAAGCCCCTAGTGTAGAAACGATACTAGATGAATTAGCAGAGATTGGGCGAGGGTGGGTAATAGACCAGTTGGATGGCACAAGCTTTATTAAGGACGCTTTAGACGGCATAGAAGAAGTTAAGGCAGAAACCACAGCTAAAATCAATCGCCTTATAGCAGTAGAGAAATTGCAAATCAAAGCAAATGTATGGCAACAGTTCAAAGACGCTATGATGAAGCAAGAATTGAGTGCTAGGCCACCAGAGGGTGCAAGGTTCAGGACACCGCTAGAGGAGTTGACATTAATCTTAGAACGAGAAATACCCCTATCGGCACTCTCTAATAATCTAAGCAAAGGAGATGTGAAATGAGCAAGTGGTTATTGAAGAAGCTTCTACTAAAAGTGATTGACGACTTTGAGAAGGTTTATCGTGCTAGATACGAGCTAACTAAAGATGACACCATGCGTCCTGACCTGTATCAATTACAAAAGTACTTGAGGGGTGAACTATGACTCGTGAGTACCCAACAATCGTAGAAGTTCACAAAGACGGCTATGTGGCTTTGTATAAAGGTAGGTTAGTTAAAGTATTTGATGGAGCAATAAGAACAATAAACTTTGACGAACTACCGACCTACGTTCCGTCAGCCACTCCAGAAGAAGGTAAGGAATGAAACAATCAGAGCTAGATACTATACTCCAAGACTTTGAAGATAATATGTTTGATATTGCGGAACTAGGTAATACAACACAGTTTATACACGAGAAAAAATTAGTGTACGAACAAGCCCAGCAAGCCCTTAACCTCTACATAGAAGGAAAGGAAAAGGCAGCACGTTTGGAGGAGTTAGAGAACTTACATCTGCATAATAACGAGTTACATACCTTCCTAACACACCAACCCGATACATCTAAAGGGTTACTATCTACGCCAGTTACCGAAAGAATCAAGGAGCTAGAAAAATGAGTATAGAAGAACGCCTGAAGGAAATTATCCTACTGCCGTTTAATGATAGCGGCAACATGACAGCTATGCACGATGATAAGGACAAGCCACCTATTATAGACGAGCAGATAGCCCAAATAAAAGCCTGCTTTATTGGGGAAGGATGGGTTGACGCTACAATCAACAATACTGACAATCCCTTATATCTTACCGGTGAGGAATGGTTTACTGCATTTGAAAGAGAAATCAACAAGGGTCTTTTGGATAAATCAGTAAGCTACCTAAACGAACCTGGATACTTGAGCACCGAAGCAGTTAAAGAAGCAGCCAAGCGAGCTTCAGGACTAAAGTAACTGTACATTTGACGAGATTTATTAAACTAAGATAGGGTGAGGATATGCAAAAAGTAACAGTTTCTAAACTGAAGAAGAAGGCTGATACCCTTCACTCTAAATATGTAAGATTAAGAGACGCCGACATCAACGGTATAGTCCCCTGTATCACATGCGGGGTAGAAAAACACTGGAAACAAATGCAATGCGGCCATTTTGTAACTAGAGCGAATAATAAGCTAAGGTATGACGAACTCAATACCAACGCTCAGTGTGTCGGTTGTAATATGTTCAAATCAGGCGAACAGTACCTCTACTCCAAAGCCCTAGATGAGAAGTACGGTAAGGGTACAGCTGAGGAGTTACACTCTCAAAGATTCGACACCCACAAACTAACAATTACAGAGTTAGAAGAGATTATAAAAGACCGAACTACCCAGATAGCCTTCTACGAAAAAGATGTAATGGCATAAAAGTACTTGACATACAAGCATGAGCATGATAGTATGGTATTACCAACTAAAGAAAGGGTGGAACCAAATGAAGAAAGCTATCAAACAAGAAGCTCCAAAGAAAGACCGAAACATTAAAGCTAAAGCGGCTGGACTATACAGCCTAACTGTAGCTTTAGCTGAACTTGGAGCAACATACGTGTTCGCTACTCAAGAAAATCAAATCCTGTTTGTCTTAGCAGCAGTTTTAGGTGTTGATTCAGCACAACGACTAGCCTCTAAATTCATGCGTTAGTGATAAAATAAGTAGGTAATTCTGAAAGGAGTACATCTCCCCGCCTCCTGTAGACTAGGCAAAACTAATCTATGAAACAACGAATTGTGACAACCCTCGTTGTAGCCTTCCTTCTAGGAGTAGCTATGCTAGGGTTACGACATATCGATAGACTCAACGACGGAATAGAACTTAAAAAGATAGAACTAAGAGATAACTCAGCTCGATTAAAACTCTTAGACAACAAATACATCGAACTAAACAAAGAGCTAGAGTCCAAAGACTCCGATAAACAGAAGCTAGAGCAAGAGCTCAAACAACTTCAAGAAGAACGTCAGAAGCTGGAGGCGGCACTCCAGGCCAAGAAGAATGCTAAAGAGCGTGACTTAGCGGTTAAGACGCAAAGAGCCGTTATAGGAACTGCAGTGGCGTCTGCTGCTACAGGTTCGTGTGCTGAGTGGATGGCTGCTGCTGGTATACCGAGTACAGAAGCTACTAATAAGCTGATACTAAAAGAGTCAGGTTGTAACCCTAGAGCAGTTAACCCTAGTAGTGGTGCGTGTGGTATAGCCCAGGAATACCCTTGTGGCAAGAGTGGCTGTCAGTTAGGTGACGCTGTTTGTCAGCTTAAATGGATGAATCAGTACATCTCAGGACGCTATGGCTCATGGGAAAATGCTATGTCTATGTGGTATTCAAGATGTGGTTCTGCACAGGGTTGTTGGTACTAAATGAAATTTGAACTACTATCCACTGACCCTAAGAAGTCTAAGAAGTTTTGGTGAGATTTCTAACTGACACTTAGTATCTTGTCAAATATAGTGCCTGGTATTAAGAAGGAGGGTCTATGAAACGGACTACTAAGCAAGAGCGTAGGTATAATACTAGTAAACAGGCATTACGCCGAGAACATCCTGAGATGTTTGATGAGTGGAGCTGGTTACAGAAGTACGAGTGGCAGGATTAGAGCTTTTGTTTAAGCGTAAGTAGGTAGGTGAGCTGGTCAACCGCCTCATCTATAGCGTTGTCTAACAGGTCTTCGATAGACATATCCGAGAGGACTCCGCCGTGTTCTTTAGCGCCCTTATGATATTTAACGTCTATCCGGTTAAGGGCTTGACTGAGAATGTAACTTAGGTGGACTTTTTGGTCAGGTGTCATAACTATGAATATTTAGGTTTCTCTCTCTTCTCTGGTGTACGGGAACGTATATCTGTTTTCCCGCAATCCTGACAAGTAAAGTACCTATATATGTTGCTCCTTGTTGATTTATACTTGTTATTTGCTTCTACCTTATCACTTAAACAGGCAGGGCAGCCATCCGGTCTGTCTTCCATTACGTTAAGCGGAAGGCCGTGTTTATCCCAAGATTTAGACTGCAAAAACAGGTCGAGTAATGGAGGGATGTCCTTCTTGTTATAGGACTTCATCTTACGCCACGCTTTAGGGTCGCCTTCCATACAGCCTAACCATGTTTCATAGCCGCCAGCGTCACCCTTCCTACTCTTGTCAAACTGAGTGCTCAGTGAGTTGAGTGAATTACTGCCAAACTTACCAAATCTCTTGTATATCTTTTTAGTATCTACCTGTATGTATGGAGTGGGCGCTGTGAGGCCATTTAAGGCCCTACGAGCGTTAAATACTGGAACATCGTGTCCATCTCCATTATGAGCTACAGCGTAGTCACAGGCGCTTAGAATGTCTCTAAAATACTCTACTAACGAACGGTCGTTTAGCTTACCGGGAACGTAGTCTGGAAAGTCGTCTTGACCCTTGACGTAGACCCTATCACTTCCGACCCACTGCCAGGCGATTGTAAGTATCTGCGGGTATTCTCTTACGTGGATGGCGTTAGCCTGGTACAACTGCCACACATCTACGGTAAAAGCCGTATTCTCTAAATCCCAAATTAGTCCTTTAGACTTTAGCTCCGACATAATCCCTCACCCTCTCAAGCACATTAAAAGTTTGTACAAACGGGTCTATACGTTCGGGCAGAACCCCAAAAAGGTGTGCGGTAGTTACTGCCCAAGCGCCGATTACAGGCGCAGCGGTTTTAGGGTTCTCTAGCCCTCGTCTGAAGGCGGAACTCATTGTCTCGTTAGCTACAATGTCAAAAATTGCCACACCAGCAGCGCAAGCAACCCAGCCAAGAGTGCCCATACGAGAGGGTCTTTCAGAGGGTTCCGGTAGTAGTTCATGATGTCCCATCTCGCCCCTCCGCCCATTCTTGAGGAAACCATTGGGCTTCCGCATCAAAGTTCTGCATAGCGGATTGTACCTGTGCGTCTATAGGGTCGCCAGGCATTAGCTCACGAGGCACAGGTGGCGGAGTTCCTGCTTCTACCCATGCGTTATATATTTCCGGTACTTCGTATTCAGCTACTTCAAAGCAATGATTCTTATGCGCCTCCACTTCTGATTCATTCACATCTTCTCTAAAGGCCACAGGTATACCGTAGTCATGTAGTGTTGCTAATACTAAATGCCCTAAGAACCTGCGGTCTATCATGTTTCGTTCGTTATCGACGTACTGGAGGTAGTTTAGGCGTGAGTCTGGGAACATATAGATAACGTCCACTCCCTTCGCTACCTGTATTGTTTCTTGCTCGCCGTTTGGTAGGCGTATGTTTGCCGTTAATAACTGGTCTGGTATTATCGGACACTCTTTGTGTTCTCCATCTCGTGCCATTATGCAACCTCCCCGATTGCTCTTGCTGCGATAGCTTGCAGCATTATTTCTCTTGATGGTTTTTCTGGTGGTCTTTGTGTTGCGTGTAACTCTCTGTGCTCGTCTAAGCACATCTGCACTCGATTTTCAGGTAGTTCCCTAAACTGTCTCTCAATGCCTGTTGTGTAGCGTTTTTTGGGATAGTAGATGTGGTGCTCGTTAGATACACAGCCAAGTTCAGTATCATAAAACCTGCATTGCTCATTCGCGTTAAGGCAGGCTTCGTAACTCATGTCAGCCTCGGGAAGGGCATTTAGCGGTCGTATGACCTGGTATTTTGCATATACTGCACACTGAGCCTCTCAAAGGTCTACCCTCCTACTGTCAAAATCTTGCTGGGCTACAGGTGTGCGCTCTAAAACGACATACTCACCAGATGGGGTAAATCCTGCGTCTGGTTGTTTAAGCGGCGGTACGCCCTCTACTTCGCCCGTCAGGTTGTGCCCGTCGATTGCGTCATGGTTAGCCTGTGCGGTATCCATACAAGCGAGAAACCCAGCAACGGTATATACGCCTTCTGTAATCTCTCGTCGAACACGGGGTTGTACATCAGGGTGTATATGCCCCTGCATGTAGTGTTCTAGGGTTGGGTCGTAGTCCATGTCATTTATCTGGTGTTACGTTTATCGCCGCCAAAGCTGATACGGCGGTTACTTCTGCCGTCCAAAGTGCTACTTCTACATCACCAATGAAGCCTTTGACCTTTAGGTAGCCCACAACAGGCGACATAAGGAGCGTAAAGAGGTAAATAGTGAGTCGTACTCGGTATGGTAAGTTGATGTTCATGTTTAGCCTTTCTTATAAATCTTTTGTCCGTCGATAGTTCCAACCTCTTTGTATGCGTCTGCTCCTCCTTTAGCGTTAATCCACTCAGGTTGTTTAATTAAGTCCTCAATGTACGGCTTCCATCGTTTGCCGTCCCATGCGCTGACGTAACTTGCTGGAGGGTCGTTAGTAAGTCCAGGCGCTTTCCATGTTTTTACAATGTTGTCCTTATTTACGTTGAGGCTCTTGGCATGCTCTAGTGTCCTGCCGTCTAGATATGTTGCGTAATAAGCCTGGTCAAATGGCTTACCAGCCCAGTTGTTTACATGGTTATCAATGTCTTGAGGGTTTGAGTTTGTGTAGTTCATGCCCCACATCAGACCAATCATGTCTATTACTTCTTGTTTTGTTGCTGCTCTCACGTCTTCTCCTTTTAATTCTTGGCCTGGTTCGACCGTTACTGAATCTAGGTGACAGTACACCCAATCGACTCCTTGTGAGCGTACTCGCACATATTTACCGCTATCTGTTGCCCCATAGGTATCAATCGCTATAACTCGTGCATCGGGCAGCGTTTGACCGCCACCGTTAGGGTTAGTGTGCTTTCCGCCTACCCATCGCCCAATATGCGTGTGCGTTCCATTCTTGTTCTTTGGCTCAACTCTGCCCGTGAAGCCTACCGTTCCGATGGTCACGCCATTCACCGTCACAGGAAGCCCAAAAGCGGTTATATTGCCCCTGTCCTCTCCAGTGTGGAAGCCAGTATAGCCAGGTACGTTTCCGTATCCGTATGACACTGGGTAGTCCCAAATAGTTTTCATGGTTATTCCTTAGTTTTTAGACTTAAAGAACTCAATAATTAGGTAAGTAAAGAGTGCAGAAAAGGCTGCTGACATTGTTGGGTACAGCCAGCCCATAAGCGAATTGCGGTTCTTAATTTCGTGTATTTCTAACCTAAGTTCAGATATTTCTTGCTTGAGTGCGTGGCTTTCTTCCTTAGTAACGTAGTTCTTTTTGAACTCTTTGAAATCTGCCTTTAACTCATCGAGCCTATAAATAATGAGGTCATTATTAGTGTCAGAAGGTTTAGGTTCAGGAGCCATTACGCTTTCTCAAAATCTACTTTCCAGGCAATTATGTCGCCCGTTGCAAATGCGACAGGAGTAGTGCCGTTAATTTCGCGGGTTGTGCCTATTTCGTTAAATACGGGGTTCGCACCTGTAGTAGTCGTAACCACCACAAGCCGGAAAGTTGTAGTTGATTGCCACATGGCGTATAGCGGATAGTAGGTAGTGGTAGAAGCGTCGTAGACCGAGCCGACACCAATAGGTTCACGGCCATATTTGCTAGACGTTGTAAAAGGAAGCGAGATAGATAATGTTCCTGATGGAGCATTGTTGCCTATAGTGATACGGCCTTCAGAAGTAACTTTCTTGCCAGTCTCATGATAGTCGGCAACCATCGTACCCGTGCCAAGCGTCAGGTTAGTTAAGGTTGGGGTGTATGAAGTGTACGCGCCGTGAGTGATTGTATTGCCACCAACTTTGAACTTTCCTGTCGTGCCTTTTGGTGAAACATTGACATCTATATTCGTGTCACCACCCGTAGCAGATATTGTTGGGCCATTGCCCGTAGCTGCATTAGTAATGGTTACTTCGTTTACAGCGGAAGCAGTAGAACCAAGTTTCATTGATTCGTTGCCGTTTGCATCGTATACAGTGGTAAATTTGTGCGTGCCGTCTTGGTTGTGGTCTACGAGGATACCCTTAGACATCATTGAGATGTGGGTTGCGGTTGCGTAGTCTACTACTGTAGCTCCTAGAGCGTGGGTGGTGTTAGAGCCAGCCGTCCATACGACGTTGGTTATTTGAGAGCCTGAGGTGTCTACAACGCCAGTAAAAGTTTGTTTCTTTACGGCATCAGTAGGGTCTATGACAAAGACGGCTACCTCTCCGTTAGAATATCCTGCTACAGAGTTTAGCCCTACGGTTGTAGCACCGGAAGATACCGAGCCTGAAGTAGTGGTAGTAAAGCCGTTTTCCGCACTAGGGAAAAAGTTGGTAGAAAGAGAGGCTACAGATGTGCTCATGCTTTTGTCCTATTTGTTTTTAAGTTTTTCATGTTTGTTCCTATCATTATCTTACGCTAGTAATTTATTGCCTGTCCAGACGCCATGTTCTCGGCTTACCACCGTTGGTGTTTGTCCCCCAGGTCTGAAGAGTTCTTAGCACGTATCCCGCGTCAAGAGAGGCAGTCGTAATGCGCCACTGGACAGAGTTAAGCTCACGGCCAATCCTAAAGTACCGCTTCACAGATGACTCAGAGAATGTGTCGATAGCCGTAGAGGTGTCGTCCCATAAAGTTGTGTCCCACAAGAAGGTATCCCAACCTGTGCTAGATAATGTGGCGGTGACCGTAGCCGTTCCCTGAGAAGAAAAACCCCGCGCTCTCTCAAGCCCAATAAGCTCCACTGAAACCTCGCCCGATGGGTTAGATAGCTCTATCTCAGCCTCTTCTGTCCATTGAAACTCGAACCTATTTTTAGTAGTAGGGTAAAGACCGGTCTGGAGAACTGAGGTAAACGCCTGGTTGTAGTCCCCCTGGATGTTCATGCCAATTTCGCTCAATCTGTTATCCCCTGGCTTTAGAGCCAAAAGGTGCTGTGAGCCAGCTGTATCTGTATAACGGAGAAACTTCTTAAACCCGACTGTGAAAGCATAAGGTAGCCAAGCCCTACGCTCAGTGTCGTACACGGCTGTTGCGTTATTAATGCTGGAACCGTAGGGAACTGAGAAGTAGACCTTGGCGTCAAAGTAAACAGAGGCGATATTCTCATCGCCAGCGTTAGAAATTTGCTTAACAGAAGGGCGGATGTTTGCTGAAGACTCATCAGTAGAAAGAAGCTGTTGGAAGTTAGCTCGCGAGCCTAAGTTATAGAAAGCTTGGGAGTTGTAGAACATATAGTCATTCAGAACGTTTACAACCGAACCAGGAGCAGGAGTGCCACGAGAGCCCGGCAGCTTGTATGCTGAAGGAATTGTTACTGAAATATCCCCTACGGTGAAAGTATCTAGAGAAACTTGAATGATGCAGCCTTGCCCGTCGGCGGAGTCACACCAAACCGTAGCCAGAGGCGTCCCTTTACCATCCCGGTAATCTGCTACTTGAGTGGGGATAAACTTACCCCCCTCTTGCCAGTCAATATACCCACCGTCATAAGCTGAAGAGAACGCTCCTTTAGGTGTAATCCCCGAAGAGAACCAGATACGGTAGCGGTTTTCTGTATCTCTGACTCCGTACATCCTTGAGCCAACGTTTACCAGCTCCTTAACAAGAGGCCCTTGAGCTGTAGAGTCAGTTGGAGCGGTAGTAGAAGGGACAACTATAGCCGTTCCGTTATCTACCCAAGTAGAAGCAGCCCCATCGGTAGCTGGAACGGAGCTTAGGTAGTAAAAGTTTACGTTATCTGTGCTGAGGTAAATGTCCCACCTTGTTTGCCCAGCCACCCCGTTAGGAGTAGTCAGCGTCACATAATTAGACGCTCCCCAGGTCTCCCGAGCGAGGTCTGTGGAAACGGTTCCCGTATTCACGGGGGAAGCTGCTGAAAACCCAATCGTATTAACCCGAGCCACTTTGTAGTAATAGTTGAAGGCAGAGCCAGCGAGAGCGGTTTCGGCGGCTGACGGGGCTCCTGGCGTGGCTAGAGTGCCGTACTGAGTAAGAGTAGTTGTACCGTCGTAAAGAGTAATGTTGTCTGTACCGTTGGTAAGATATAAGTAATTGTTGTACTGGTTCATAAAGGTGGGGATGTCAGCAGTTAGAGTAGCTCCTGAACATGCGTCCCAGGTAGCCCCGTTATCGACAGACCGGTACACAGTCCCCCCTGCCACCATCACTAGGTGCACCACTCCGGCAAAGTCAAAGTAATCAAACCCGTCTATTGGCTCTCCGTTCGGGGAAGCCGTGCCATACCAGTCTATGCCGGGTCTTAAAGAAGGCTGGCCGTCTTCTACGAGGAAGATGTTGTCAGCTTGCTCAAGCATATCCTCCTGTAGACGTGATTTATCTATCAACGAAACAACGCCTTTTTTAAAATTAGCTAACGTTTTATACTGCGGCGTAGGAAACTGTTTTGGCAAATCATCGCTAAGTTGTAAGGGCATGGCCTCTCCTTATATTCTGTTTCAAGTTGCCGCAAGTGTTACATCGCCTACGTCCGAGGGACTGGTAATAGGAGGTTTGTTCGCCGAACTCATGGCCTCGGCTGCATACTGTTTTCTTTGCGTTTAATGCGGATAGCCCGTTGCCTCTCATCACATTTTCTCCATTTGTAACTATCTCTAAGTGTTTCGGGTTGACACATTTTCGGTGGTCACAGAGACGGCCACTCGGGCAACTCTTATCCTTCGTATGGCATAGGTGGTCAGTTACCATTCCATCAGGGATACGCCCGTTAACTAACTCATACAAAACTTTATGAGCAGGTTTAGCTATTTGGTCGAGATAAACTCGGCCGTAACCATCAGGCCATTTACTCCCCAGCCAGTGCCAACACCCGTTCTCTTGGCGAGAGACCTTTTGCATCATCCTCTCTAAGATTTTGATAGTAACTATATTTCTATAGTCCATTTACCACCCCCAACTGCTTCCTGAGTTATCGCTCTGCGTCCAAGGGTTACTCCACGTGCCTGAGTTGTTGTCCGTTTGCATTATTTTTAAGGAGTCCTCTGAGTCCCTTAAGGCCGAAGAGTAGTATGGGTTTCGTGAAACTCTAAACTGCTGAGCTAACATTCGGTGAACAATAAAATAGGGATTAGGTACTTCAGTAACGTCTGTGCCCGTAGTAAAGAGGGTTGTGT